ATAGCGTTTTTAATTAGGGGGTAGAAATACCCCTTTTTTATGCGCTAAAATGTTAAAAAGCAAAAAAAATTTGTTAAAAAACTTTGTAGATTGAAACCTTTATTTTATATTCGTGTATAATTAAAAAACAACGTTATGGAAAAACACGAAATCATTGACGAAATTTTAACTTACGAAAAAGAGTTAAGATTTATTTATGAAGAAAGCCGAAACGCATTCGGTAATTTAGATGAAGCGACTCAGAGCGCCTTCAAAGAATGGAATACAATAGACGAATTAATTAACCGATTAAACTTACAAAATGAAACGATTTAAAAATTTTTACAACCAGTTAGACAACGAAGGCAAAATAATGCTTAAGGGAATCCGTGATTTCTTCTTAATATTCGGAACGCTTTTTATTTCACTTTTATTAATCGCTTATTTTATTATCTTATGAATGTAGAAACTCATTACCCGTTAGCGTATTTTTACGCAGAAACTTTTGAAGGTGAATGCACCTTCGAATTATCAGTAGACAAAGACCAAGATTTAATCGTAACAATTTGTATGGCAGTTGCATATCGAAACGATTTAGAAATTGAATTAGAACACTTGCTTAACGATTCTGATTTACAACTAATCGCAAGTGAAATTTATAACGATTTATATAATTCGGATTTACACATAGAAATAACTCAAGAAGATTATAATAACAAATTACAAAACGCTTATGAAAACGGAAAAGATTCACGAAGGGAATATTGATTTACTTGACCAAGTTCGTTGGTGGGTAAGTGGCGGTGGTGCCATACATAAAAACGGACACTTCGATTTTAACCATTACTGTAACATTATAAAAATAAAAAATGAACGAATACGCTATAACTCATTGGATGCAGGAAACACCGAAATCCAAACGCAAACGAACTACAACGATAGTTCAAGCCTACGACACTAACCACGCTATTTTGGTACTTGACATTTGGAAACCTTTAATAATTAAAATTACAACGCTATGACAACGCAAGAAAAAGCACAAGAATTATTTAACAAATTCGCAGATATAGAACACTTAGGAGTTTACGGAAATTATAACGGTACTTGGGAATGGAGTTCGTCTTTATGGAGGCAACAAGCTAAAGAAGCCGCAGTAATTGCAGTTGATGAAATCTTAAACAATAAAGAACTATTAAACCACTTGGATTTAGAATGGTGGAACGAAGTTAAACACGAAATAAATAAATTATAATGCAACTAAAAAATAAATTTACAACACTAATCGAAGATAACGATTTACGCAAACGTAGCAGAAAACGGAAGTACGTTAACCAACGGGGTTACATAATTAAATTAATGCGCCATTACGGATTCAGTTATTTAGAAATAGGAGAAATGTTAGGACTTAATCACGCTACCTGCATACACGCTTTTAATAACGCTAATTTGTGGGAATCTATCAATGATCGACACTTCTTTAACGATACCGAACATTTACGCGCTGAAATGAATAATTTTAAAATTACCCGTTCAATAAATGACTTGTATATAGATATTAAAAGCGCGGGTGGACTGAAAGATTTAGAACATATTCAAGAACGAATAAGACGCGGGGAATACAAAATAAATTTTAACTACGAAGAACATAATTTGAATTAATTAGTTATATTTGCATACGGTTCGCCTTCCACATTATAGAACCTTAAAGAAGTTATTAACCCTTGTAATGAAGTCGAAGTGGAAGCCGACGGAGTTGCAGGGGTTTTTTTATTAAATAAATTTTTATGAATATTTTAGAAAAAGCAAATGAGATTGTTAATTTACGATCAGAAGAAAAATCAAGACAGTATGGGCCATTTAATGAAGGAATGAGTAGATCTGCTAAAATTTTAAGTGGAATGACAGGAATCGAGGTTGATGCTGTTTTTATGTATAAAGCTTTAATAGCTTTAAAATTATCAAGAGAATCTTACAACCACAAAGAAGATAATTTACTTGATGCAGTGGCTTATTTAGGAAGTTTAAATAATTATTATAATGAAAAATAGTTTTAAAAACGCTGAACAAGCATTTGAATATTTTTATAATCTAATTTCTAACAAAGGATTAAATTATAATAACACAAGAACAATTTTTAATTGTGGGTTTTATATTGAAAATCCTAAAGAAAATGAAATAAAATTATCATTTAGAAAATGGAATAAAAACTACGCGGATTACGAATGGGAATGGTATTTAAATGGAGATCCAAATGCTATAGAAATTGCAAAAAGAGCGCCAATTTGGCTAAACCACATGGACGAAAATGGATTAGTTCGTTCAAATTACGGTTGGCAGTGGTTAAGAAAAAACCAATTAAAAATGATAACAAATAAATTATTAAATGATAAAAACACAAGACAAGCAGTTATTTCAATTTATGACGGAAAAGAAATTGATACTTATGATTACGATACTCCTTGTACATTATCTATTCATTTTCAAATAATTTGCGATCTATTATGTATGACTGTTAATATGAGATCAAACGATTTATGGTTTGGATTTTGTAACGATCAATACTGTTTTAGTAAACTTCAAGAAATGATAGCAAAAGAATTAAACATTGAAACAGGTTGGTATTACCATTTTACATCTAATATGCATTTATACAATAACTTTTTAAATAAAAACAAATGAAACTAACAAATGAATTCGAACCAATTAGAAATTGGGCAACAGAAAAAGGTATATATAAAAAAGGGGATATTAAAACCCAATATATTAAACTACAAGAAGAAGCAGGTGAATTAGCTAAAGCTATAATAAATAATGATAATGATGAAATAATAGATGCGATAGGAGATTGTGTTGTTGTATTAACATCGATAGCATATTTTCAAGGAATTACTATTGAAGATTGTATAAATAGTGCATATGACGTTATTTCAAAAAGAAATGGTAAAATGATTAATGGAAGTTTTGTAAAAAATAAATAATATGAGAACTTATATAGCAAAAATTAGAATACCGGAAGAAATAAAAAATGAATCAACCGGAGCAATAGGTGAAAAAATATTTGAATTATGGTTTAAATATAACTTTGCAGATGAACCTTTATTTAAACAATCAGCGGATCGAGATTTTCAAAAAATTGATTTTGCAGATGCTAAAGGATATACTTACCAAATTAAAGCAACTAAAGCTAAAACTTACACATTTAATTGCGATTTAGAACACGCTATAGAATATTTAAATTCAGAGTTATATGTTTTTATTCAATTAAACAATAAGTACGCTTATATTGAACCTATTTGCAAAAAAAATGATGTATTAATAAGACTTAAAAAATCATTTATGGAAGAAAAAAAGTGTTTTTTATATATTAGCGATCTTTTACAAGAAAAATTATTTATATGAGTGGATGGATTAAAATACATAGAAAGTTTTTAGATTGGGAATGGTTTAATAAAAGTGAAGCGGTACACTTGTTTATTTATTTACTATTAAAAGCAAATCATAGGGATGCAAGTTGGCAAGGAATTGATGTTAAACGTGGTGAGTTTATTTCCTCTTTAGGTAAGATTTCTTCCGATACAGGAATTACTGTACAAACACTTAGAACGCTTTTAAAAAAATTAGAAAGTACAAATGAAATTAAAGTAAAATCAACAAACAAATATACGACTATAACTGTTTGTAAATATGATAGTTATCAAGATGAAATTGAAGATTGTAACAAACAAATAACAAACAATCAACAAACAACTAACAAACAACTAACAACAAACAAGAATGATAAGAATAAAAAGAATGAAGAAAACATATACAAACGCTTTGCGCATTTAGCAATTTCTAAAGATGAATTTGAAAGTTTAAAAACAAATTGGACTGAAGAACAAATAAACGAAATTTTAGAACAAATAGAGAACTATTCTAAAAACACAAAATATAAAAGTTTAAATTTAACAGCTCAAAATTGGCTTAAGAAAAGCTATCCAATAAAAAAAGACGAACCATTTAAATTTGCTTGGCAATAATTAAAAACAAAAACGCTATGAAAGGATTTAAGATAACAAAAGCACACGAAGTAATAGACGACCTTTTCAGGTATAGAAACAATTACCACGAAAAAGGTAAATACCTTGGATTCGAAGGAATGGACGAATATTATTCAATGAGTTTAGGTAATTGCACGGATTGGACGGGGTTTCCTATGTCCGGTAAAACTCAAGTTCTTATGGAATGCTTAATGAACACAAGCCGTTTTTATGGTTGGAAACATTTAGTATATTTTCCCGACGTTGGTTCGAATGTAGAAATTATTGCAGATTTAATTAATAAAAAAACAGGTAAAAGTTTTGATCCAAGTAGTTACAATGTAATTACAGATGATGAAATTTTACAAGCAATTGATTGGATAACGCACCATTTTAAGGTACTTACTCGAAGCGATATTAAAGCAAAAATGACACCGATAGAGTTTTGGGATTATGCAGTTCAATTAAAAAAAGACGAAGGACTCGAAACGGCTTCGATAGATTCTTGGAAGGATTTAAACCACCCTTATAACGATTACGGGGGTTACGCTCAATATTTAGAATTCGTTCTTCCGTATCGTAACCAAATAGCCGAAGACAACGACTTACACTTGCATACAATTATCCACCCAAAATTAACCGAAAAGGAAAACGGAAAAAGAAGCGCACCCGTTCCATACGATTTAAAAGGCGGTTCGGAATGGTTTAATTCGGGCAAGTGTATGATAACAGTACACCGAGATGATCCGACTTATTATAAAGCGGAATTATACTTTAATAAGATTAAACCACGTTCAAACGGAAAAATAGGAAAACACGAAATGTTTTTTGATAAGGAAAAATTAGTTTACTTTGAGCAAGAACAACACGGAAACACACTAATTAAAAAATACGCTAAATCAAAATAATGGACGATTACACAACACTTAGAGCACAGGTTTTACTTTCACATACTTATTTAAAAATAAAAGGAAGTTTAAACGAAATAAAAGAAAAAAATCCTAACCGGAAAGATCTTATAGATTCAATGGAAGAAACCTTAGAGCATATAAACGAATGTAAAATTTATTGGAATCAACTTGAACAAGAATATCGAGCGTTACGCCAAAATGCTTACAGATTAGAATTTATTAATTTGGATTTAAAAACAGAAAATAACCGTTTAAAATCAATTAATCAAGCTTTGAATTACGAGTAATGAAATGTAAAAATTGTAAAAACGAATTTATTCCTGTTCGATTTAACCAAAAATTTTGCTTTGATACTGAATGTGTTAAAGTTTGGGTTGAACTTGAAAAGGAAAAACAATGGAAGAAAAAAAAGAAGGTATTAAAAGATGAACTACAAACCGTTCAAGAACTAACTAAACTTGCTCAAGTGGTATTTAACAAGTACATAAGGCTACGAGATAAGAATAAACCTTGTATAAGTTGTAATAAACCATTAGGTAATAAATACGACGCAG